AAACCGTATTCATTTCGCATTATGGTATCAAATAAACCTCGGCAGTCTACGTAGTCCTGTTTTTTAGTTGGTTTAAATATATCTGTCCCTGTATAATTAATTACTAAGTCGGCGACTTGTTGAAACTTAGTTGCTTTGTATTTCATCATTTGCTGTAAGTTTATCTAATATATTACTATTTGTTTGCACTCTTAAATAAAGCTGTGCTATGACCCTCTCTAGGGTATCTATTCTTTGTTGCTGTGTTATTTTTTTTTGTCTCATTATTTACGTTTAAAAGATTCGCTTTCGTCTTCGCCGAATACACCCATACTATAAAGTCCGCATAATTTTAAACAAGCTCTACTCATTGCTCTTTTTTCTGCCATTTCCATTATGTACCACGTATTTGTAGAACCGTCATTATAGCTAGCCCCTTTTAATGCGCTGCCGAAAGTTTCTATAGTTTCTGTGTCTTTTATGAAAGCTCGTTTAGCTGTAGCTTTTACTACCGCAAAGTTAGTCTCGCATTTTATAACCTCGTATTTAATGTTAATATTTTCCGCTGCGATTATACGTTCAATACCCGAGCGTGTGATAATCGTATAGTGTTGGTGTTTAAAAAAATCATCGCTACTTAGGTTATACTTTTTATACAATTCTGTAAGTGTATCTCTATTCATTTTTCTAGTTTTAAGTTGTTTTATTAATTGCTTTATCTAATAAGTATTGTAATTTTTTACCGTTAGATAATGTTTTAGGGGTAGCTATAAATTTTGATACTTTTTTAGTCTTATTATTTACGACCCTATAAGTATTGCCCCCCTCGTCTCTGTCTCTAATTTCTAACGTGTAACTTCTTAGCATTTCTCTTTTTCTTTTTCTAAATCTATAGACGCCGATAAACCTAAATAGTTCCTAGTACCGTGTTTAGGTATGCGTAATTGATAATTAATTCTAACGTCTGTAATGTTTTTATCTTTGCCTGCGTGTAGCTCTATTTGTTTCCTTAGAGCTTCCCATACTACCTCTTCTATTATCATATCGTTTTGGTTTTATAAAGTTCCTTGTATCGTATAATCGTTTATGTCAAAGTCCGGACGTATATAAGTCTCGTATCTCTCTATACCTCTTTTAAGTTCTAGTTTACCATACTCTAAAAACTCCTCGCTACAATTCCAAATACCTATATCTAGGTTTGCTTTGTCAATACATAGAAACGTAAAATCTTCGTGCGTTAATTGTTTTTCCGGTGTACTAAATAATTCGCAATAGATAGCGGCTTGCAAAGTATATTTATATCTAAAAGCACTTTTACTAAAATTTTGTACGTCTACTGTAGTTTTTAAATCTACAATACCGCCCCCTTTGTTTTTTAGTATGTCTGCCTTGCCTCGAAATGGTTTACCCATAATAGTACCAATAGCCGCTACCTCTGTTCTACAGTCTCCTAGTAGCTCTATAGCTTTAGGGTTTTTATACATTGCGTCTACTAGCCTTTCGTTGTCGGTACGTTCTTTTGCTGTAAATACTTCGCTACCAAAATGTTCTTTAGCCTCTTTAAACTTTTTTGTATTACGGCTTTGTACATCTATAAATTTTATCTTTTCGTATTTCTCCGGCTCTAAAATAGCTGTGTGAAATAAATGACCCGCACGTAATGCCGGCGTAGTTTCATTTTTAGCGTACTTAGTAACGTAGTAATAAGTCTTAGGGCTGTCTAACATTAATTTTAAACTGCTGCTACTTAGAGCTAGTTTATTAAGTTCGCCATAATAAAAGTTGTCGTCTACCATTTTTTCTAGTAGCTCTGCTTTGTCGTAATTTTTACCGTCTAATAATTTAATCGTATTGCTCATAGGTTTTATATATTTTATGTTTAATGCCTCTACTACTGTGTCCTGTTGTCCTAGCTAATTGTATAGCTTGTATTTCGTCGTATGCGACTATGTCTACGTATTCGTTGTCGTAGCCCCACGCCGTATAGTACCAATATTCAATCTCGTATTTCTTTTTTACACCAAACATATATCTAGGTTTTTGTCTTTTATCTCGGTTTGTAAAACTAATAAACTAGCCTCTGCCTCTAGCTTTGCCCTGCGTAACTTTGACGAGTAACTATCTATAGTACGTTGCCTCTCTTGCATTTGAGAAACATATACGCCTATCCTATATAAAGAGTCGGCGACTGTGTTAAGCTCGTTAGATAATGTTTTTTTGTGTGTGGCTCGTTCTCGCCATTCTAAGACAATATTTGTAACTGCCTCGTAGTGTCCTAAGTAGCTAAACTCTTCAATGTCTAGTATACTCGTTTCTGTGGTATTTTTTATATCGTTTTTCATTCCGGCAAGTTACTAAAAACTTTGTTAATAACTCGCTTAAAATGTAAAAACTTATTTCTTTTTTTTGTAGTACTCGTCCCAAATAGATTTGCCTGTACGGCTAGGCTCGTTTTTATTTACTATAGAGGCTTTATTTTCAGTTAGCATATATATTTCTTTGTCCTTTTTTTCTCCGTCCCAAAGCGTAGTTTTTCTAATAGATTTTGTTTCGAGTTCCGGCATATTCATATCATTTAACCAATATAGATAATTACCTTTAGGGTCTGCCACAAAGTATAGCTTTACTATATTTTTATCTAGAGCCATTAATTTATCGTACTTATATTTTTCTAGCAATTTAGTAGGATAATATCTATTTCTAAACTTCATTTCTAGTATACACTTTTCGCCTTTAGGTGTTAGACCCTCTGCATCAAAATGCGAGCTACCTTTGCCCGTCCAAACCAATTGCCACCCGTCAAAATTTAATATTTGTATTACTGCCTTTTCTAAATCGTGTACTTTATCTATTGTCATATACTTTATTTAAAGCTGTAATAAATCGCTGTATTGCTTTAGGATTGCAAGTACACGGCTCTACGTATGTTTTGCTTAAATAAAGGCTATACATAGCGCAAATTCTTTTAAACTCTTCGTTAGAAATTCTAGTACTATTACTAGCTCTAAACTCTTCCCAAAAAAGTACGTCGCCACTATCCATTTCTTTTAAATTTTAAGTTATCTAATTTATTTTTTCTCTTTTCGCAACCGCAATTTTCGTAGCCTAAGTAGTCAATTACAATTTTTTTAACTAACCATTTTATACCTGTATATTTAAAAATCGTCTCTAGTAGTGTCCCTAGCTTCATACTCTAAATTTATTTGTTTCTTAATTATTTTTATAGTATTTCTTAAACTCCAATAAGTTATTTTTGACTCTCTACTAAATTGCATTAATTTCTTTTTATCTATAAAAACCTCTTTAAAGATTCTACGTAAATAATATATATGCATTTTTTCTGTAGTAAAGCTATCTAACTTTGTTTCATTTTCTAGCATCTTTAAGTACTCGGGGTTTTCGTACCAATCATTTATAGCTTTTATCTTACTATAATTGTCCGGTGTCTCTACATAGTCCTCTAGCCCTGCGTCTTCTATGTATTCTACCCCTACGTATTTAACCTTTTTTTCTCTACGTTTTAAATCAAAAACTAAGTTTCTAAGAGTTACATAAATAAAGTAATAATTGATTTCGTCTTTGTCGTAAATTATACTAGTACCTTTTTTTTCTAAATGGTTAGATACATTTATATACATTTCGCTAACTATGTCGGCGGCTGTATCTTTATTAACGCTAAAGCTTTCGACTATCTCTAGCCAATTTTTATGCTTTTCAAAAACCTTACTTAATATACAATTCATTCACGAAAAGGTATAACTAAAAGGCGAGTTTAAAAAGGGGCGTTAATTAATTTAAGACTTTTTACGATACTTTCATTGTTAATAGAGTAGCCTACGTTGTTTATAATTGCTCGCATTTTAATAGGGTCATCTAAAGGGGTACACCTACCACCACTAGAAATACTTTTAACTTTTTTAATATGTAGTTGCGAGTCCATAAATTCTGTAGGGTGCTGAATAAAACGGTGTACTACAGCAAAAAAATCAGCACGGTTAACGAATTTTCCGCCACCCTCTACGCTACTACTTTCCGGTACTTTTGGATAACCTGCGTATTGACCCTCTCTATATATTTGTCTAATTGCTTCGGTATTTGCGTGGGTACATAACCATAATGAAATTTTATTCTGTTTACAAAATAGTCTCATTTCTGTAGTTGCTTCGTAGTCATACTCGTGTCCGCCCAAACCTTTAAGCATTTCTTTATCTTTTATTAAAGAGTTATAAGGGTCTAATAAAAACCCGTCATACTTAAAAGCTATTCTATGATTTTTTGCCTCTTCTAGTAAACCCTTGTAAGTATACAGTTTACCATTATCTATAAATTGAAAATGCGTTCTAATAAATTCTATACCTTTATTAAAGTCTTCGGGTATAATTCTATTTATAGGCTCTTCTATAAGAAACTCTAGTAATTTCTGTATTAGCTCGTAAGGCTCATTTTCGCTACTGTAGATAAGCCATTTTTTATTATGACGTATACTATACAAAAGCATTAAATAAAGCGTTAGGGACGTCTTACCGACGTTTGCGTGTCCTAACCATATACCAAAGTCTTGCGGCTTAAATCTAAAGTACTCGTCTATTTCGGGTATATCTAATTTTAAACCCTGCTCTAGTTCGCCCTTTCGTATACTTATTAAAGTTTTTATCTCGTCGTTGTATTTTACTAACATATATATCGGTTTTAAGTTAAGAGGTAAAAAAAGGGGCGTTTTACGACCCCTATTTAATTTTAAATGTAATTACTAAAACGGTAAGTCGTCTTCTTTTGTAGCTTCTCTGTCCGGCATAAATTCTGCCATTGCTACCTTTTTAACCTCTTGCTGTCCTGCTTGCTTATTTATTTTAGTAAACTTAGCATACATTTTGCTAGGGTCTTTTTGCGCTCTTAAAACGTCAATACTTAAAAAACCGTTATTCTCTTCTATATGCGACTCGTACTTTTTAATAAAGTCTTTAAACTCGCTAGTTTTAATATGTAGCTTTGCTACTATCCAATCATATTTTGGCTCGTCTCTACAAACGAAACTATTTACAAATTCACTCTCGTACTTACTATTCATATCGTTATTGTTTTATATAGTTAAAAAATTGTTTTGCCTCTTCTATTACTGTTTCTGCGCCTACGGTTTTCATTTGATTAAAAGTAGCTGCTGCTAATATACAATTTAATCTTAGTTGCTCGTCTTCTGCATTATATAATTTTACGTCGTAACCTGTTGCTTGAAATGGTTTTGACTCAATTAAGCTAGTACGTCTAGGCATATCTAACATAGGTTTTTCTTGCTCGTTATTGACGTCCTCTTGCTTATACTCTTCTAAAGGTACTCTAGCATTTTTATACTCTTCGTTAGTTACCTCGTATCTAATCTCGCTACCTACAGAAAATTTAAAATCGCCTTTAGCAAAAAAAGTATATTGTTTACCGTTTTTAAAAGTAACTTTGTATTTCGTT